CCCTTGCCACCTGCAACAATGGCATCAAGTTCCTTGACTGCCTCATCAAGTTGCTTGGCAATAGCTAACTGCATTTTGTCTATGACTGTTATAAACGATGCTACGCCGCCATCACCAATAGCGTCATAAACTAGGCTCTGCATGGTCTTAGTCCCAAAAGCCTTTTCATAAAGCTTGGCTTGCTTTTGGAAAACCAATTGCGCTTGGAACGCCCCCTCAATAATGTCGTTAACATTTTGGGGGTTAATTAAACCTGCCTCTAGCGCCTCGCTAATAATTTCAGCCCCGTACGCATATGAGTTTTCTTCAATAAAGTCACCACTGCCAGATAGGTAGTACTCCATCTTGCTTTCTATGTTTATCTGGGCTTTTTCCTCTGCGTCTTTCTGCAACGCTGCTGCTAACTTTTCTTGCTTAGCTTTTTCGGCTGCTTCATCGGCTGCCTTTTTTGCTGCTAATGCTTCTGCACTGGCCGCTTGTGCTTCTGCACGCTTGGCTGCCTTGTAATCGGGGTCTGCTTTGGCCCAAAACGCTTTTTCTTTGGGGCTTAGCTTCTTACCTTTTGCAATTTTGCCGGCTGCTATGGCCTGCCATTGGCTTTGCTCGGCTGCCTCAAACGTATCTAACACAATTTGCTTGCGCTGCTGTAGTGTTGCGCCTGCCCACTCAGGCTTCTTGCTTGCCTTATTGTAAGCTGCTGCCTTGCCTTTGCTTTGGGTGGGCCAATCGTTAAGCCAACCAATAGCGTCATCCTCAGCATTTGCCGCTGCTGCCTGCAATTCTTCCTTAGCTTTAAGTTCTGCCTTTGCCTTTGCTTGGGCTGTGGGATTAAACGCTACCAGTGCGCTTTTCCCTTGGTCTACCAGTGCATTTAACTGGGCTAACGTGATTGGGTTACCACTTTGGTCAACTAGGTCTAACAGGCTTATCTTGCCTTCTTTAAACAGCGTGTACCGGCCTGCGCCCAACACCTCTGCTTGAAAGCCTTTGCCTTTGCTTTGCAGCCACTGCTCAAAGTTAAGGTCTACGGCTACCTGCCCGTCCATACTTGCCTGCGTTTTGCGCAGTATTGTGGCAGCCTCATCCTTGCGCTTGCCCATACGGGTAAGGGTTTCTATAAATATAGCGTTTAGGGTGTCGCCACTAGCGTTAAACTGCTTTTTCTTTTCGGCAGCAAGTTTTTTGTCTTTACTTAAGTCAGTCCAATCCTTTAGCCATGGGGTAATTAGGCTTCTGCAATTCCAATGTGCAGGGGGTGGGCTGTAATCCTTTTCATGGCCAACTGGGTTAAAGTCCTTATCCCAAGTTAATCCGCTGCGGGCTTTACAGGTGTCGCTTGTACGACCGTCAAGGGTGCTGAGCCATTGGTATCCGTTGTACAAGTCTTCGTTCGCTTGGTGTGTAGCCATACGCGCCGCATGGCTAACAGCCTGTACGCTTGTGCGAACGAGCGCCGCCGCTTGGTGCTTCTTAACATTTAAAACACCATCCTTAAAATTGTTTGCTTTGGTTCCACGTATTCGCCTTACAAGTTCGTCTACACTTTCACCAAGTACCATTCCTTGGCGTATTTCGTTTTTAAATTTAGCAAGCACATCAGCTTTTTGCGCAGCCCACCATTCCTTGCTTGGCGCGCCCTGTATAAGCACATCACTGGCAATAGCCTGCAACTGCGCCACTGTGGGCAACCCTGCAAGTTCAACACCGTTAAACGCCTTGTTTATGCTAGTAGCTGTTGCCTTTGCTTCTGTGGCAGCAATGCCTTTTAAAGCCTTATCATGGTTTTTCTTGACGCGGGTATAGTAGTCGTTGGTAGTGCCGTTAATCTGGCCTAAAAGCGCCTTTAACCGCTTTTGCCGGTATGTACTTGGGCCAACACTAGTCGGGTCAGCTTTTTTAATAGCTGCCTCAATATCAACGGCTAATTTTTCCAGTAACTCAACAACAGCATTAACCTCATTAGCCTTTAGGCGCTCAAGGTTAAGGCTTTGCAGTATCAACCCTTCGGCCACATCATCTGCTGCATTTGTGCTTTCGTTACCAAGGGTGCGGTTGGGTTTAGCCATTATTGGCCTCCAATTTTAACTTGCAGAAAACCATGCAAAGTAGGAAGTACAACTCCCGTTTTGCTATGCCTCAACTTCCACCACATCAAGCGGCGGCTCATCGCTTTCGTCAGGTGCCATACCCTGCATGACACCATTTTCCAAAAGCTCTTTAAATTCATCGAGACTGTAGTCGGGGCGCAGCATTTCGCCACGCTGCAAGTTATAAAGCAGGTCATCTAGGGGGATTGCACCAGACTGCCACGCTGCAACTAGCGCAGTAAGTTCCTGTGCACCCATACGGCTATCCATAAAGTCACGGTTAAGCTGTATAACTGGCTCAACATTTAAGCCTTCCCAATCAGCAAACCACTGCAAGCATTGGGTAAGGCCGGCACTCACTGTGCTGCTTATGTTACTTAAAACACTGCTTTCACCGCTGCCGCGCAACCTAACTGTTTCGGCTGCCTCAGCCCCGCGCTTGGTTTCCTCAAGCATTCTGGCCCCTAGCATGGCCATCATGGCCTCTTTGCGGCTTAAACTGTTTTCAAGGAAGCTAAGTCCTGCACCACGGTACTCAAGCATGCCCACTTGCGCGTCTGTTGGTAGCAGCCACATGGTTCCGCTGCCAATGGTGTAATCGCTTGCATCCTCGGCACGTATGCCAGTTATGTAGGGTGTTGGTTGGCTTGTTAAGTAATTGCCTTGCTCTAAATCCGCAGTAGTGCGGTAGTGACTAATGTTTACGTTAACCAAGTCTAGGATAGGGGACTTTTCACAGTCAGGGGTAAGTGTTGTGGGGCTTAAAAACTGGAAGGGAATGTAATCTAAGCGTTCCCCACGGTAACTAGGCGCGTACTGCTCCACCATGCTAAACCCGCTCTCGCCTTTTTCGTTTTTGCTTTCAACGTAAACCCTAACTTCATAAAGGTTGTCGGCATCAAGCATTAGCACACGGTAGCTGTCCTTGTACTCAGTACCAAAACCATCCTCGGCAGGCACCTCCATTTCTTCGTAGAGCACAACTTGGTCAAGCTTTACTACGCCATCAATATTACGGGTGCGCCAGTTATTAATGCACTCAGCTTCGTACCCGCGGAAATAAGGCCGGTTGTTTTCATCAGTGCTGCGGTCAACTAACACGCCATACCGCCCAACGGTTAACACCTCCTCTGCGCATGTTTTGGCAAACGTTTCCAGATCAATACCTGTTAGCGTTACGTTCTTCATAGCCAAGCGCATGCGGTCAGGCACATCAACCATTGGCGTTTTGCGGAACACTGCACCAACCAAACCCTGCACGGTACGACCGGTTGCGCCGTAGAACATACTGCGCTGCAAGTACCCATGGTAATCCATTAAGTCTTGGCCACTGGGCTTAGGTAAATGCTCCATTTCAGCATCTTTAACCGCATCTTCGCCGCCTACTGCGTGACGAATACGCCGCCATGCTGACTGCCAATTGGCATAGTCTCTGTGTGTGTCGTTAATCGCCATTAGAAATAT